TCCTGGTTTACCTGATCCATCGAAATAACCAGTTGTTTGGTTTCTTGTTGAATTAAGTTGATTAATCGGAGCCAGGGCTCCTGCGAGTTCTTGTTTTGTACGCATGTCAATATTGCGATACTTTTCGTAATTTGCACTCTCGAAATTAAATTTGCGCTCTTGCATGGACTTCTCAAAATCGCGTTGTTGTTGGGCTGTTAGGTATGAACCAACAGACGATCCAATGCCTGATAAAATTCCAGCTCCTACCATTCCTGCAATTGCTGCTTGTTGTTGCCCATCTTCAATATAGACTTTTGATCGCAATTGGCGGTCTATAATCATTTGATTAAAATGATCTTCCATTTTGACAGCTGTTTCAGTCTGCGCTGGGATGATTTTCGCTTTGATAAATGAAGCGAGCAAGGGAGAAACAATAGATCGTGATGATGGGAGAAAAGCCGTGGGAGACAAGCGATTAATCCAGGTCGAAACATTTGTAACAGGGAAAGTGGATGTCCGGTTTCCAAATTGAACGTTTTGAAACACAAGATTGTTGACATGTGTACCATTGTACTGATTAAATCCTGATGCAGGTGTCGCTTCAAGGATAGTGAATCCGACGGCATGGTCAAATCGAACATTTGCTACAGTTGTTGCCGTTACAGGATCAACAAGCCCGAATTGAACAAAACCTCCTGTAGTACTTGTGATGGTGTTAAAGTACCGATACATACGCTGTTCGAAGTCATTATAGGGAACGGATGCTTGTGATGATGCTGTGTAAGAAATCGCTGGGAATGATCGCAAAGAAAATCGGAGCATACGCTGCTGTGATGGAAGAGAAAGCAGTTGGTAATTGTAGGCAACTCGGGTTCTGATGCTAGTGGTTACGGGAGTAACCAATCGAATAAGGGCTGACGTTGCTGCTCCATGACCTGGTTGTGCTGCAAGGATCTGGAGGGTATTCTCACCCCAAACCACAGTTAACTTCCTTGTTGGATTAAAGAGTGCCCAGTTACCTCCAATATTATATGAATATTGACCACCGATGACTGTATCTTCATAAACAGCATCCGCTCCAGTTGTTATTGGATTTGAAAAAGCTGCGACGATGTTACTCCACGTTGAGCTGGACAAATTTTGCATCAACTGTTTAGACGGCAGGTTAGCAGTTGGATATGAACCTTGGAGTAAGAATGTCTGAACATCACCATAACTTCGAGCGAAAAGCGTAGGAGCATTAAGTGCACCCTGCATGTCTGCAATTGATGTGTAAAGCTGATGACCGACAATGAGGTTGGGGCCGTTATTTCCTGTGTAGTCGGAATACTGAAGGACAGTTGGAAAGTTGAATGGTGGGAATTTATCAGTCCGGGAGCTTGAGGTAGTCGTTAAAGCCGCCTGCGTGGGGAAGAAATTACCATCTGTAGACATAAAAACTTCCTGAGCATCCAAGACACCGATTTCAGAGAAAACAGTGCCAAAGGTATTCCCTGACAAACTGTTGAGCCCGGAATTTTGATCACCTGTTGGAGGAATGTTGTTATATGTGTCAACCGGATTAGCGACACGAAAATCCGCGGATAATACGGAGCCAATGTTAAGATAACATGCGGCTTGCTGATTGTCAAATGGATTAACCATGGGTTGATAAATGATGACGACAATTCCTGGTCGCGATAAAGAAAGATCTTCCTTAGCAACGTCACTCGTGCGATAGAATTGGTTCTCTCTTGCATCTTCAAGTGTCATAAATTCCGTAGCACCTTCACGCAATGAAATTGTCTTCCAAGAATAAAGTTGGAAGATGGAGTCGGGAACAGTATCCCCGACTTGAAGATTGCGAACATCGGGCAACCATGCAATAGCAAGTTCTCCCATAAATATGGGATTTGCGATTAGATGGTAACGCAAATTTATGCCACCAACATATCGTTGATGAAGAGAAACCCATGCTTGAATTTTAGGATTTTTGTTGAAAGGATTATAGCTGTCAATAGCTACAATCTGTCCACGAGTAGCCGCTTGACTAATGGCAATACTCGGATTGTGATCAATGACTTGGTTGTGCGCGGCATCGCGAATTGTAAAATCAACACCGCCAAATGTGAGCATATCTGCTGGCTTCAGAATATTAGGTGTCTGGACTACTACAACAGGACCCCCTTGCATCGTAATGAGTGGAGCTTGTTCCATAGGTGGTTGCATAACATGTGGAGTGATATCAGCAGATGGCGGTGCTGGTTGTGCGGGCTGAGATGTCATTGAAAGACCTGCATCATTTACGGCGCGAGTTGGAACGGCAGGATGGGATGTGTCTCTCTCCATTTGTTGTTCTCCGGGCTCTTCATACATCATAAGATGTGGGATCTTGTTTGAGACTTTGTCGTAGTCCCTCTTAAACTTTGCAAGAGCAAAGAAGTTGGCCTCGGATGGTAATGGGGCTTTTCCTTGAATAACCCAATAGTCTCCGGCGACTTCGCCGCAATTTGGATGGATGAGGACTACGTAATTATCCCCATCATAATGAATGGATTTTAGGAGGTCATCCTCCTTAATTTTCAGATTGCAGAATGATGAAAGAGCTGCTGTGTCAATCTTAGTGATTTTAAAGTGATCGACAATCTGGTCGAAAGCGTGAGCTTTGGAAGCTTTTTTATTGGTTCCCTGCCCGAGGAACATCATGGGTTCTCCCCACGATGTTTCCACAAGGCACTGACTCAGTTCTCCATTTTCTGGGACGGTGTGTTTTTTTATTATTGGTTTTGGGCACTTGAGACTAGCGCACCATTCTTCGGTTAATGTAATTGACATAATTGGTTTTCTTGTTATAAGAAGCTGGTTGTGATCAAATGCATTTAAATTTCCTCTGCCGAGAATAAAATTCTCAATGGCAACTTCTCGCACTCTGTGATGTTGCATGCATTGCAGTTTGTTGACAATTCGCATGGGAACTCTCTTAGCAATCATTATTCGCTGAATTTCCTGTACGATCTTATTCACGTCATCAAAAAAATTCTTTGAATGGCATGAAGCCTCTATCAGACAAAGATTCAAGTTGTTGACTATTTGCTCATCAGTACTATGAACCACTGTTTGACCGTGTTCTACAAATTCATGACCCTTGGAAGGCGTGACCCATTCGATAAGCGCAAGAATAGTTGACTTTTTCAATGGGGGAACAACAATTTTATTTCGCGTAAGTCTAATCGTTCTTGAGCAGAATGAAAATTCTGAAAGTGGTTGATATTGAATATCTGATACTTTATCAGCAGCAGTTACTTTTGCTCCAAGTTCTTCATATGTGGTAACTAGTTGGCTGAGGTCGATTTCGGCTACAGCTTGGGGACTTAAGCAGATAGAAATATCATCACCCAATATTACAGCATCAACATGTTGGAAAAACCATGCTGCATTCTTGTCGGATTGATGTTTCATGACAACATACATCAACATAATGTAGTTCGCAATAGAGTCTCCAAGACTGGTAAAGTAAAAACCAGATGATATACCTTGGAAGGTCATCAAGACTTGGTTGCCAACCATGCGAAGCGTGCATGTTGTTTGAAGTGCAAGTGAGCGCGCTAAAGTCTTGTTCTTTTCTTTACTTTCTGGACGTGGATCTTGAATGTGGAGTGCAATTCGATATGCTCCCTCAATGAGATCGAAAGAAGATGACGATCAAATTCTGTGAAGTCAAATTGGAGCAACTGACAGTTTCTAATGCGACAAAATCGGTTATAAATTACAGGGAAATCCATGAGAGGATTGATACCAATCTGAAGTGGTGCTCTATGTCGTGCACTCGTCATTTGAACCGAACTCATGGCACCCATCAAGATCTTCCGATGGGCTAAAACCAAGCTAGCGTCAGCTGAATCAAATGTTCTAATCTTCCCAATATTGACTTTTGCTAATGGACGAAGTTCGCTTTTGAGACATGTTTTGGTCAGTGTTTGAGGAACTTTACCCTCGGTCAATGCGCGCACAAAGGCTTCTGCTCGCGAAAAATATTCTGCAGCTGCTTTGGTTGGAGCCAAAAGCAATCGACCGCTATCATCGCGAATAAAAAAATCCGCTTTTCTCTGAATGCCATATTTTTTTTGAAAGTAAATTCCTGCAGATGATTGCAAGTTAATGGGGTTAACTGTTCCATGGCGAGGATGACCAGGTGGAAAACCATTGAAGAGCTCATTAGTTGATAATGGATGTTTGAGAGGCTCATATAGAGCAGAAAACCGTGTCATAATATTCTCAATACACCAATCAAGATGTTGCTTATCAGGATGCGGCAGAAGGTGATCATAAGGTGCAAACTGCGTTAAAAGAATATCAGGCTTCCCCATTTGATTTTCAAGACATAGAGACAAATCCATCTTCCTACCAACCGTAGATGTCGGATGCATACCAGATGTCGCTTTCATACGTTTCTCAACAAGTTCAACATAGCCTGTAGGTATCCTGGCAGGTTTTAGAGGTTCGACATATTGCGTTGAATCCATTCCCAAGACTTGAATGTTTTGTCCAGAGAATACATTTTCTGCAGGTTCCAAGCGCTTCATAAGGTCAATAACGAAATCATCGTATAATTGATCACCTTCCAACCCATAAGGATTTTCCGGTAAAGGATTAATGTAACTAGGAGACACTAAAGACTGGTTCAAATCTGCAACTTTCCCTTCAAGAATTTCCCTGGGAATAATCGTTCCATGAGGATATAATGAACTTCTCATTCCAACGTGCATGCCAAGAATACGAGCATGTTGATGACGCCCGTAAGAGGAACCTGTTGTTAGGTACATACTTCCACAATCTCCATCTTCCGTGGCAAAGGCAGTATTGGCAGTTATGAAATCAATGCCGAGCCCATTTGATTTAACTCCTGTTTCAGTGATATGATTCCAATAAGGGGCTGAGGCTCGATCAAAGGTGACTTGACATTTTTCGAGAACAGGTTGATTACGATGTTTTATCATGGTTGCTGAATATGTCTCTGCATTTCGATAGTCATCATATGAGAAGAAATACTTCCGAATGTCGGGGAATGCTGGACATGTTTTATCAAGAATTTGAAACAGCATAAAATCATGAGATGGTTGATATCGCATAACTTGTGCAGTATAGGTTGTAGTAAGATGTTGAACTTGAAAAGTGAATGTTTCAAGCGAAAGTGATGAGTTTCGCGCTTTTTCATTTCCAAACAAGTGGGCATTTGTGACGCCAACTTTTCCATATATCATGGTGCCATGCAAAGCGCCATTGTGGGAAAAGCATTTAACTGTAGCGGAGATAACTGCTTGAACAACAACATCTTCAGGAGATGAACTTTTAACAATGGGGGATGACAGCATTTGATTTTTGGACGCACGCTGCCATGATGCTAGATCTGCGTCATATGCTGTTAGATCAAACTTATAAGCCGTTTCTTTGCTCAATTCAATAGTCCGTCCTCTGTATTCTTTTCTCAAATAGTCATTGATGTCAGGCTCGCGTGGTTCTTCAGGACTTTGAATACTTCCCATAGGCAAACTCTGGTTGGTATCTATTGCTTTGATATAGGATTTCACAATCCGTGATATTATCCACACTCCAAACGCAATCGCAGCGAGACATGCCAAAATCTCTAAAATAGGCAGTGATGTCACAAATGTCGTAGCCGCTGGAACTAACTTACTATGCAAAGATGTTAAACTAACTTCACATTCCATCCAAGTCTTCTCCCTCAATAATTTCTGAAAGGTACATGGATGCAATCTACACCAACGCTCAAGAATATTGACTTCAATAGGGAAAAGACGATACTGCTGAAGTATAAGAGCATCTCCTTGATTCCATGCGAAGACTTCGTGAAGAGGAATCATGATTTGTCGCCCCTCAATGTCATTGAATGTTTTCACCATTATCATTTGTTGACCGGCGTGGGACACTTGTTCAATCTTGGTGGATACGCGAGAAGCATTTAAAATGGTAGTTTTTATGAGGTTCCCTTCAGTGATTAGTTGGACATCTCCACAATCTATATAAAGCTCTCCATCCGGGCAATTTCGTCTAAAGATGCGTGCTAAGGCGGGGCCAATGACATGTAAGTCTGCATCCAAATCAAATTCAAAGTTTTCAAGTGGGTAAGAATATGAAAAACTCTTGAAAATTTTTTCAGGGATGCAGATATTCTTTCCAAGATGGACCATAAGACTAACACCACCATTTTTTACAGCTTTGTGAAGCTGTTCGACTGTGAATCCAGTAATTTTTACATATGAATCATCAGGCTCAAAAATTCGGTCCACTTCCAAAATAGTAAAATCGCGTTGTTCTTTCAGATGTTGACAATAACGATTATAAATAAATTCCACCGTATCGGAAATTCCCTTGGGTTCTTGAGTTCCGACAACCACCTTTCTCGTTCTAGTAAATAGTAATTCCGTATCAGTAAAGCCTGTATGATATGGCTGGGTGCGAGTATCTATCCACCCTGTAAGTCCCAATCGGCGAATGCATGCGTCATTGTTGTGATAGTTTGTTGGAAGCTGTTTTTTCCAATAGGGAAGAGGAATAGGAATTCCATAACGTGTCCATTGGATTCCAGGTTTATGTGCCAATGTCATGTTGCTGATGAGAATTATTAAAGAACCGGTTTGCACTCGAGCATAAAATTCACAATATAATCTGATAGTCTCTTCGGATGCGGAGTTGGTAAGAATGTCATCGAGGACATAGATCGCTTTTGTCCCGATCTCTTTTGCCATTTGTGAAACCGACATAACATGAACTGTGGGCATTCTCATGTATTTTGATAATATTGGGCAAATATCCTGAGTAAAAGTTGTTGTTTTGCCAACACCAGTTGGTCCAGAAAGATTCAGAACTAAATGGGTTGTGTTCTCAGCCTGGTTTTTGTCTTTGGGTCTTTCCTCTAAATCAACCAAAGCTGGTGATTCATTAAATGCTTGGGTATGTTGTCTATAAGCAAGAACTGCTCGCTGGATTATGGTTTCAAGGGAAACCTCAACTGATCCTTTTGGCTTATGGTCATTATCTTGATTGCTGAATGTTTCTTCATGGAAAACAAGATGGGAAAAATCTGGTCGTCGGTTAGTTTTAGAATATCGAT